ATCGGCCGCCTCGTCCACTACCGGCTGAGCGCGGTCGATGCCGACAGCATCAACGTCCGTCGCTCGGACTTCCGCGCCTTCGCGGCCAGCCATGCGCACCCGCATGAGGTGGGCCAGCCCGGCGCGACCGGCCATGTCGCCCACGTCGGCAACTCGGTGGCCGAGGGCGAGGTCTACCCGGCAATGGTGGTGCGCACCTTCGGCCAGCACCCCGGCGCGGCGGTCAACCTCCAAGTCCACCTCGACGGCAACGACCTGTTCTGGGCGACCAGCCGCAAGGAGGGCGACGACCCCGGCCAGTGGCGCTGGCCCACCTACGACCCGAAGGCGGCGCTGGAGAAGGTCGGCGGAGAGCAGGCGTGACGCGCCGGTTCGAGCTGCACCGCGATCAGGATCAGAGCGGCGTGTCGGGAACCGGCGTGGTCGCCGAGGGGCTGCTGTTCAGCGACGGCGTCGCGGTGCTGCGCTGGCGGAGCGACTGGCCGACCAGCGTCGTCTTCCACGACCGTGGCATGGAAGCGGTCGAGGCGGTTCACGGGCATGGTGGGCTGACCCGCATTGTGTTTCTCGACCCTGAGCCGGAGGGGACGGCCTGATGCCGCCGCAGCGGGTCGAGGTGGTCGTCGGCGCTGCTGGCCAGCTCAAGGGCGTTCGCGTCGGCGGGGCTGAGGTCAAGGGCGTCACCAAGGTTGCGCCCGAGTACGCGCCGGGCAAGTTCTCGGTCGTCGTCATCACCGTGCTGGCGTCCAGCTTCACCGAGGTCCGGCCGGAGCCGGAGGAGGCGTAGGTGCGCATCGGTGAGGACGAGTGGAGCGGCGTGGTGCCGCCCTCGGATGTGACCGTGCGACCGCTGGGCGTTCGCGACCCGTCGATCGAGCCGTTCGGCGTTACGCGGCCTGAAGCAAAAGCGCTGGTCAACATGGGTGGGGTCGCACGACGCCAAGCTGCTCTCGGCCGTTCGGTCAGGCGGTTCACCGATACCCAGGGCGAGACAACCAAGCGCCCAACCGAGGTACTACCCCGAGTAGTGCCGGACGAGCCGGTCGGGTTCCAGCCGAGGCGGTGGCGCTCCGGTCGCTCGGGACGAGCTGGGGTGGAGCGTTGAGGATCGCCTATGACTGCGATGGCCGCCACGCCGTGCCTTCGTTGCTGACGGTGCGACCGTCAGGAGTCGTACCGAGCTAGAATCTCCCGAGCCCAAGCAACTGCGTCGTCTACGCGCATACCCGTTGGCTGCCTAGTCAGCCACAGCTCAAGATTCTCGGGTCGGTTGTCGAGCTTTACGCCGTTCAAGTGGTGAACGTTCTCGTCTGGCAGGAGCGGGCGCCCGAGCTTCTGTTCCATGACGTACCGGTGTTCGAGTATCCAGAGGGTTTGGCCGACGCCGTCAGGGCGACGGATCTTTCGATATCCATGAGAAGTGACGTAGGCACCATCGAGCCGCCGAATGCCGCGACGCTTTCCGGGGGACCCACGACCAGGAGCCAGGGCGGTACTTCCCCACCGCAACTGCTGCTTGTAGTGGCTACCGCAATAGCCCCTGGCGTAGACGCGGATGTCGCAGTCTTCGACAGTGCAAGTGCCACGCGGCGCCTCGTGGCGATGCCAGTACTTATAGCAGCGCTGGCACAGCTTCCGTGTCTTGTTGTGGATGGGGCGTTCGCAATTCGGGGTTGAGCAGTGCTGGTCCATGAAGGGATCTTACCATCATGAGGATATTCATGGACGCCGAGTTCCACGAGGACGGCCGGACGATCGACCTCATCTCGATCGGCATGGTGCGCGAGGACGGTGCCGAGTACTACGCCATCTCGGCTGACTTCGACCTCCAGCGCGCCCAGGCGCATCCCTGGCTCGCCCAGCATGTGCTGCCGCTGCTCGACCCGCAGTACACCTGGAAGCCCCGTGGAGCCATCGCCCGGGAGATCCTCACGTTCGCCGGCCCATCGCCCGAGTGGTGGGCCTACTACGGCGCCTACGACCATGTGGCGCTCTGCCAGCTCTACGGGCCGATGATCGCCCTGCCGGCCGCATGGCCGAAGTACAGCCGCGACCTGAAGCAGTGGGCCGATGCCCTCGGCAACCCGACGCTGCCGACGCAGGAGTCTGGCGAGCACAACGCGCTCAGCGACGCCCGCTGGAACGCTGCCGTCTACGACTTCCTCGCTGGCCTGAACCGCTGAGGCCCGAGCCGCAGGGTCAGAGCACCCGCGCTGCGTGGAGGTTCGCTACGGGATCCCATGATTGGGCGGGGCGGCACCGATGTGGCTCCAGCCGCCACGGCATCCCATCCGGTGGCGGTGCGAGCGACTGCTCCAAGACGACGTAGCCGACGCTCCGACGTTCGCCCTGCTGGGTGTACGCGATGAGGCCCCAGCCGAGGTAGACGGGATGATCGCAGCGTTCGCAGGGGACGGGCTTGGGCAGCGATGGTCCGACGGGCTGGCCGTTGAGCGTTCCGTAGTCGGTCGTCGCGGTCTCCTCGGATCGTCCGTTTGACCCGCGCATTCTCGCATGCAATGCCCTGACCCGTGATCTCCGGAGGGGAGCGAACATGGACCAGGCCCCGAAGGACGACACGGCCGTGCCCGGCACCGACCACCGCGAGCTGATCGTGCCGCTGTACGCGCGCCTCGGGAAGACCGAGTGCCAGGTCGGGCGGCTCACCATCCCGGATGGCCAGGTCGACCTCGAGCCGGAGCGGCTTCGCCTCGCCTGCCAGGTGCTCGCCGCCGTAGCGCAGGGCAAGGCCACGGGGGGCTGAATGGGCAAGTATTGACGGTCCTGACCTGCTAGAATAGGTCACGACACGTCAAGAAGCCCCGGCGGCGATCAACGCGACTGCTATCGCGCGCCACCCCGGGGCCGGCACCGAAGGGGATAGCTTCGATGCAAGGTCAGGGTACCTGCTCTGCCGAAGGCTGCGAACGTCCTGCCTTCAGGCGTGGACTCTGCACTCGGGACTACAGGCAGCTACGAATCGCCAACGCGCCACAGTGCTCTGCCGACGGTTGCGACAAGCCTGCTCTTTGCCGCGGCATCTGCGATGGGCACCGCTTGAAGTGGCACATCGCCAATGCGTCGCCGTGTTCGGTCGAGGGCTGCGAACGTCCTGCCTTTAGGCGTGGACTCTGCGACAGCGACTACAGGCGGCAGTTGCGGCTAGCCAATACGTCAGAGTGCTCTGCTGACGACTGCGACAAGCCTGCTGGTAAGCGCGGACTCTGCTCTGCGCACTATTGGCAGTTGCGGGCTGCGGCTGGATCACGGTGCTCTGTCGATGGTTGCGAACGTCCGGCCACGGCTCGCGGTCTATGTCGCAGGGATTACTGGCGATGGAGGCAGTACGGCAGCACTGACCTGCCAGTTCGACAGCCGAAGCCGAAGAAGCCCTGCTCTGTCAAGGGATGCGACAGGCCCGCCCGCGCTCGCGGTATGTGTACAAGGGACTACGAGCGCTGGAAGAAGCACGGGACGCCGGCCGCTCCAGTCCGGCTCACACCTGAGGAGAGCCTAGAGCGTCAGCGAGCGGCTGGCCGCGCCAACTACTGGCGGTACCGCGAGGCCGCCCGCGCGAGGGCCAAGGTGTACTACGCCGCCAACCGTGAGGCGACGCTGGAACGGGGCCGACGGTATAACGCTGAGCATCGTGAGAAGGTCTCAGAGGCGAATCGGCGGTGGCGCCTCGCCAACCCTGAGCGAATGGTTGAACTCCGCCAGCGCTGGGGCAAGGAGAATCCTGAGCGCGTCCGTCAGAACGGGGCGAACAAGTACGCAAGGCGCAAGGCGCGAAAGGTCCAGACCAGCTTTGAGACGGTCGACTACAGCGCCATCCTCGCTAAGCACGGGTGGCACTGCTACCTCTGCGATAACGCCATCGGGACAAAAGCAGAGCTGCACTTCGACCACATAATCCCGTTGGCCAAGGGTGGCCCGCACGTTGCCACGAACATCCGGCCAACTCATGCCGTCTGCAACGCCAGGAAAGGAGCGAAGGTCCTTTGCCCCTTCCTGATTCTGGACCGTGGCCACCCCGGAACGTTGCTGGCGTGTATGACACCTTGGCTACGTGGAGTGCCTGGTACTCAGGGGATGCCGACGCCCTGACCGCTGTCTACGGCGGCGGTGCGTCCTCCGACCCGGGCGGCACGGGCTTCTTCGCCAGCGAACGCGGCGGATGGAGAGCCACGGCGGCGGCGCGACGTACCCTCCAGCGATGGTTCCACGGAACTCCGGCCTCGCCGCGCGAGCAGCGCACCAAGCTGCATGTCCCCGTGGCCAGCGACATCGCGTCCACCTCGGCCGACCTGCTGTTCTCCGAGCCACCGTCATTCGCGGTCGAGCACTCGGAGACGCAGGCGCGGCTGGACGAGCTGGTCGACGATGGGATGCACGCGACCTTCCTGGAGGGTGCCGAGGTCGCGGCGGCGCTCGGCGGGGTGTATCTGCGGGTGTGCTGGGACGAGGCGATCGCCGACCGGCCGTGGCTGGCCGCAGTTCACCCCGACGCGGCCGTGCCGGAGTGGCAGTGGGGGAAGCTGTCGGCGGTCACGTTCTGGCGGGTGCTGGCCGAGGACGGCGCCAGGGTGATCCGCCACCTCGAGCGGCACGAGCGCGGCGCGATCCTGCACGGCGTCTACGAGGGCAGCCGCGACAAGCTCGGCCACCGCGTGCCGCTCACCGAGTACCCGGAGACGGCCGCGCTCGCCGAGGCCATCTCCGACGACGGCGACACCATCGCCACCGGGCTGGACGACCGGCTGACCGCCGTGTACGTGCCGAACATGCGTCCGAACCGGCAGTGGCGCTGCCAGCCGGACGCGGTGATGCTCGGCCGCTCCGACTACGCCGGCGTCGAGCAGCTCATGGACGCGCTGGACGAGACCATGTCGAGCTGGCAGCGTGACCTGCGGCTGGCGAAGGCGCGGCTGCTGCTGCCCGCGATCTACCTGGAGAGCCAGGGCCGCGGCCAGGGTGCCCGCGCGGACCTTGAGCGGGAGTTGTACGAGCAGATCAACCTGCTGCCCGATGGTGGCTCCAGTCAGATCACGATGGTGCAGTTCGCGATCCGGGTGACCGAGCACCAGCAGACCGCGCAGGAACAGCTCAACCAGATCCTGCGGGGCGCGGGCTACTCGGCGCAGACGTTCGGGCTGACCGGTGACACGGCCGTCACTGCGACCGAGGTCACCGCGCGGGAGCGGCGCAGCTTCATCACCCGCGACCGGAAGATCGTGTACTGGCGGCCGGCGCTCCAGGAAATCCTGGAGACGCTGCTCATGGTGGACGCCGAGGTGTTCGGCACCACCCTGGAGCCAGCCCGACCGGACATTGAGTTCGGCGACTCGGTCAGCGAGGACCCGCGCACGCTGGCGGAGACGGTGGACCTGCTGAACCGGGCGCAGTCCGCCTCGATCGAGACGCGGGTGCGCATCCTCCACCCCGAGTGGGACGACCCGCGCGTGGCGGAAGAGGTCGCGGCGATCAGAGCGGAGCAGGGCATCGAGCCGGTGACCGCGCCGGAGGACATGCACTTCGACGGCGGCGCTCCGCCTCCACCTCCGCCCAACGGCGAGCTGGACCCGGCCGCGCTGGCGGCGCTCGCCGCTCAGCAGTAGGAGGCGAGGCCCGTGCCGGTCTCCCCCGACGACGGTGGCGGGCTGGGCCGCCGCGTCCTGGCGCTGTACCAGCGGGCCGTGCAGGAGCTGCTGGGGTTGCTGGCCCGCCGGATCACGCGCCGCATGGACCGCGACAACGCCCCGACGGTCCCGCAGGAAGTCGCGGAGGTCCGACGGGACGCCGAGGAGATCGTGGGGAGGCTGGGACGCGAGGCGGTCCCGGCGGTCGCCGAGGCGGTCCGCGCCGGCCATGACCTCGGCGTAACCGCCGCCGCCGCCGACCTGAAGGCGGCCGGGAACGACGCCGCCGCCGCGGCGGGTGCTGCGCTCGGGGATCTCGCCCACATCCTGGAGGACGCCAAGGCCAGGACGCGGGCGCTCGACCTCCAGGTGCTGCGCGCCACCACCGACGCCTACCAGCGGTCGGTCGTCGACGCCACGGCGCGGGTGCTGGATGGCAGCATGACCCGTCGGCAGGCGTCCGCGCAGGTGGTCGCACGCCTCGGCGAGCAGGGCCTGACGGTGACCGACTCCCGAGGACGGCGCTGGGAGACAGGCGCGTTCGCCGAGATGTCGGTGCGGACCGCTGCCGGGCAGGCGGCCGTCCAGGGCCATGTGGACCGGCTCCGCGCTGCTGGCCACGATCTGGTGGTCGTTTCGGATGCGCCGCAGGAGTGCCACCTCTGCCGTCCCTGGGAGTCGAAGGTGCTGAGCCTCGGAGCGGCCGGGCGCGGCGATCTGCGGGTGTCGAGCCGGCTCGGCGACGGGATGGTCACCGTCCATGTGGCGGGGACGTTGGCGGAGGCGACTGCGGCGGGGCTGTTCCACCCGCAGTGCCGTCACCGGCTGGCAGCGTTCCTGCCCGGCGTAACCAAGCCACCGACACACACCGAGGACCCGGAGGGCGACCGGCTCCGCCAGCGGCAGCGGGCGCTAGAGCGGCAGGTCCGCGCGGCCAAGCGGCAGGCGCTGGCGCTCAAGGAGGCCCGCGACGCCGCCCTGGCCACCTCGGGCCGCAAGCGGCTGCCGGTCGGTGACCCGATCGGGCAGCGCTATCGGCAGGCACTCGCCCGCCAGCGGGCGTCGACCGCCCGGCATGACGAGTTCGTCGCCGAGCACGACCTGAAGCGGCTCAGCTACCGGCTGAACCTGAAGGCGCGCTAGACCTGCGGCCACTCGGCGAGCACGACGCTAGCCGGGGCGGGACCGCAGGCGGGACAGAACGGCTCCCACCGCTGCCAGCCCGGCGCCTCCCTGCCACAGGGAACGAGCCGCAGCCGCTTGGTGCCGCCGCACGACCGGCAGGACAGGTCGGCGGGGACGCACATGGGCTCGGGCGGAGGCGCGCAACCTTCGTGCCAGTGCCGGTCCGGCTCCCAGCCGTTGCCGGTCGTGATGGTCGTCGGCACCCCGAGCGCGACCGGCTGGCCGCAGCCAGCGCAAGCGGCGACGCCCACGGGGGACGTGATGGAGTCGATGGTCATGGCTCCAGCCTACGGTTTCCGCCTTCAGGAGGTCACCTCGTGGCAAGCGCGAAGTTCGCCAAGCTCGCCGCCAAGGTCGGCAGCGAGCGGCTGGCTGGCTGGATCACCCAGCACAACCCGAAGGTGCGGGCTCGCGCCGAGGCGACCCGCGCGCGCCATCGGTTCGCCAAGCAGGCGCGTCGCAAGGCCGGCTGACTACCTCGCGGCACCACCACGGCGGCCTGGTGCCGCTTCTCATCGACGCCCCAGGAGGGCAATCCATCTATGAGCAACACTGAGCCGACGGTGCCTGGCGTGCCGGTCATCGGCTACCTGAAGTCTGGCCGGCCCGTCTACCAGATCGCCGGGGGCGACGGAACCGGGGATGGCCAGAGCGGTACTGGGCAGGGCGACGGCGCAGCGGACGGGTCGCAGGGAGGCCAGGAGGGCGCCGCTGGCGGGCAGGACGGCGCCGGGGCACCTCCGGACACCCCCGGCGACCAGGGTGCCGCAGAGGGCCAGCAGGACGGCTCCACGGATGCTGGCCAGCAGGACGGCGAGGGGGACATCTCCAAGCTGCCAGCGTTCGCCCAGAAGATCATCCGCGACCTGCGCGGCGAGGCGGCGGGGCACCGGACCAAGGCGCGGGACGCCGAGGGCAAGGTCTCCGAGGCTGAGGCCAAGCATCAGGCGACGCTGGACGCGATCGCCAAGGCGGCCGGGCTGAAGCCGGACGACGGCCCACCCGACCCAGCCAAGCTCGCCCAGCAGCTCCAGCAGTCCCAGACCGAGATCCAGTCCGCCCGCGAGGCCGAGGCCGCCGCGCGGATCGAGCTCCAGGTGTACCGGACCGCGCAGCGGCTCGGCGCCGACGCGGACCGGCTGCTGGACTCCCGGACGTTCTGCGACGCCATCGACGCGCTGGACCCCAAGGACGCCGCCGACTTCGCCTCCCAGGTGGAGGCCAAGATCGGCGAGTACCTGGAGAAGGACCCGACGCTGCGTGCCAACCAGCCGCAGCCCAAGCCTGCAAAGCCGCGTTCCGGCGGCGACATCCCCGGCGGTCCCGGCGGGTCCGGGCCGATCACCGAGGACGCCCTGCGGAAGATGTCGCCTGACGAGATCGCCAAGGCGTACGCCGACGGGCGGCTCAAGCACCTGATGTAGCCCCTGGCGGGTTCTCCCCCGCCACCTCGCGCCAGCGCACCACCCCGGGTGGGACCGGGCGCTGCGCGCTGTTCGGAGCCAGGCGCCCCGGACGCCAGCCGGCAGGACCGCTCGTGCGGCGGCCGGCTTCCTTCCACCGGCTCCGAACGAAAAGGACACAATATGAGCGTCACCCGGTTTCGGCCGGAAGTGTGGAGTGCGCTCCTGCTCTCCAGCCTCAAGAAGGCCCACGTGTACGCGGAGGCGTTCACCAACCGCGACTACGAGGGCGAGATCCAGGCCGCCGGCGACACCGTGCGGATCACCTCGATCAGCCGGCCGACCATCAACACCTATGGCCGCAACCAGGACATCACTTACGAGGAGCTGACCGACGCGCAGCGCACCCTCGTGGTGGACCAGGAGAAGTACTGGGCGTTCTCGCTGGACGACGTGGACGCCGCCCAGGCGCGCGGCGACGTGGTGCCCGAGGCGATGAGCGAGGCCGCCGAGGGCCTGGCGGACGTGGCCGACATCTACATCGCAGGGATGTACACCGGCGTCAACGCGGCCAACCAGATCGGCACGACCGCGATCACCACCGGGGACGCGGCCTACAACGCCCTGGTCGACCTCGGCGTGAAGCTGTCGGAGGCCAACGTCCCCAAGGCCAACCGCCGCGCGGTCATCCCGGAGTGGTACCACGGCCTGCTCCAGAAGAACACCAACTTCATCAACGCCGAGAAGTCGGGCTCCACCGAGCCGCTGCTCAACGGCTTCATCGGCCGCGCTGCCGGGTTCGCCATCTACACCAGCAACAACACCCCGAACCCGACCGGGGACGACAACGTGGTCATCGCGGGCACGCCGCAGGCGATCACCTACGCCGAGCAGGTCACCAAGACCGAGGCGCTGCGCTCGGAACTCCGCTTCGCCGACCGCATGCGCGGCCTGTACGTCTACGGCGGCAAGCTGCTGCGCCCCGACTGCCTGGCCACCCTCGTCGCCTCCCGGACCTGAGCCGCGTTCGGTCCTGCTGGCAGCCCAACCTGATCGGAGGACGCCGACATGGCGCGTACCGTGCTCACCCCCATCGACCTCGTCCCCAACGGCTCCGTGGCCGACGGCGTCGGCACCACGCTGGACGTGACCAACGGCATGGTCGTCGAGGACGCCGACCCGGAGCACCTGATCATCCGGGCCAGCAACACCGACGACGACACCAACCTCAACGTCGTCATCAAGGCCGGCGACTACCCGCCCGCACTCGCCGCCGGCCAGGGCGACCTCACCGTCACCGTCGCCTTCGGGACGGTCCGGACGATCATCGTGGAGTCCGGCCGCTTCCTGCGGAAGGACGGATCGGTCCAGATCGACGCGACCGTGAACACCGGCAAAATCTGGGTGTTCCGCCGTCCCAGGGGCGCGTGACATGACGGAGCGGGAAACCGCCTGGTTCCGGGGCGACGGGGGCGGCATCTGGCCGATGGACCTGCCGCTGCCCGAGCACATGGCCGAGCAGCTCACCAAGGGCTACCTCACCCGCGTGAACGAGGACGGGACGCCCTACGAGCCGCCCTCCCCGGAACCAGCGCCCCAGGACGGCGAGGGCGCGGCACCCGTGCCGGCTCCGGCGACGCCGGCCGTGCCGCGCCCCGCCACCTCCGCGTCCAAGGCGGAGTGGGTCGGCTACACCGTCCGCGCGCACGGCCTGAAGCCGGACGACGCCGAGGCCATGACCAAGCAAGACCTCATCGACCGCTACGGCGACAAGGGTGCCTCGGCGTCGCCTCCGACCAAGGAAGGGAGCTGAGAGCCGATGAGCCTCACCAGCCGTCTGTCCGTCGGGTTCACCGCGAAGCAGACGAGCGCGGTCGACTTCGGCACGGCGGACCTGCCGATCCAGGTCGCCCGCGCGCTGTCGTTCGCGGACGGGTCGGGCGCCAACCAGGCCAACAAGCTGTTCACCGACCGCCGCACCCTGGCGGCCTCGGGCACCGAGGACATCGACCTGGCCGGCGTGCTGACCGACCCGTTCGGCGCCACGATCACCTTCGCGAAGATCCGGGCGATGATCATCGCTGCCGACGAGGGCAACGCCAACAACGTGGTGGTGGGCGGCGCTGCCTCCAACGGGTTCCTCGGCTGGGTCGCCGACGCCACCGACAAGGTGATCGTCGGGCCTGGCGGCCTGTTCGTCATCGCCAAGCCGGACCTGGCCGGCTACACGGTCACGGCCGGGACCGGCGACCTGCTGCACGTCGCCAACTCGGGCGCCGGGACCGGGGTCACCTACGACCTCGTGCTGCTCGGGAGCTGATCGGAGCCCATGGCGGTCCAGGCTGACCGGATCACCGTCGGCACCGCCGCGACGAAGCTGTCGGCCGCAGCGGTGGTCGTGGCCGGCGCCTCGTCGGGCCTCGTCATCGTGGCGCAGGCGACAGGCACGCTGATCCTCGGCCCGGCCGGGGTCACCGCAGCCAACGGCGTCCGCGTACCGGTCGCCGCCGGCACGATCATCGCGGTCGATCTCGACCTCGGCTGGGAGGAGCTGTACGGCGTGGTGGCGTCCGGCTCGCTGGCGGTCGACGTGCTACGGGTGGGGGTGTAAGGCCGTGACCCGCATCCAGGTCTTCGCCCCGCCAGGGGCCGTGGGGGCGCACGAGGCCGACACGACCGATGTGCATGGCATCGCCGACACCGCCACGCTGGCCCGCCAGGACGCCACCAACACCTTCACCCAGTCCCAGCACATGCAGATCGGCGACCGGTCCGACCCGGCGTTCGGGCCGGAACTCCAGTTCTACGGGACCAACGGCAAGTGGCTGATCGGTGTGGACGTGGCCGCCGCGACCCCGAGCCGGGACTTCGTGATCGCCGCGAAGATGGACTACCCGGCGCCCGGCAACGTCAACGACCTCGTCTACATCTCCCACAACGGGACCGAGCCGCCCACGGTCGGGATCGGCCGGGCGCAGCCGCCAGCCGACTACCGCCTCACGGTCCAGGGCGAGAACAGCTACGCGACCGGGATGGGCGGCCTGCTCATCTCCAAGCCGAGCGGGAACACCCCCGGGCACCTGCTGAACCTGCGGCATTCCAACGGGCAGGACTACCTGTTCGCCGACGCCGACGCCAACGGCATCTGGACGGTCATGCACGGCACCAGCGGCGCGTCGGTGCTGCGTATCCAGGACTCGGCGGCGCTGGGAACCAACAAGCTGGAGCTGCTCACCAACGGCAGGGTCAAGTTCGGCGCCGACGCGACCGCGCAGCTCTACTCCCCCGCGACGGGGATCATCGCCGCGTCCAACAACCTGGAGGCCGGCAACTTCCTCGGCGTCGGACCCGGCATCTTCGGGTCGACCCCGATCGCCACGGTGGATGTGGCGCAGACCGGGACCAACGCCGTCACCCTGAAACTGCGGACCGCCTCCAACGGCCACCTCCAGCTCCGCTCGCTGGGAACCTCCGCCGTCTGCGAGGTGATCACGCAGAACGCGAGCCGCCTGGATCTCGGCTGCAACGCGGTCGCCACCCTGCGGCTGCCGGTCGCCGGCGGCGTGGTCGTCGGGACCGCCGGGGCGCTGGCGCTCGGCGCCACCGACGGGTTCCTGTACCTGCCGTCCTGCGCGGGCACGCCGAGCGGGACGCCGACCACCCAGACCGGCACGGTGCCGTGCCTCGTCGACACGACCGGCTCGAAACTTTGGTGCTACCTGGGGGGATCATGGAAGTCGGCGGCGCTGGCATGAGCGAGCAGAACGGCAGGCCACCGGTGCCTGGCGAGACGCAGGTCGTCCCCGGCCCGATCGTCGCCGAGCTGGGCCGGCTGGTGGCGGTGAACGCGATGTTGGTGGCCGAGAACGTCGCGCTCCGCGAGCAGCTCGCCGCCACGCTCCAGCAGGCGGCGCCGATGGTCGGCCAGGCGGCAGGTGGCGGCTGATGGTCGCCTACGCCAGCGCCGACGACCTCGCCGAGTTCGTGCCGGAGACGGTCACGGTCCCCGACGAGCCGGAGGCGTCGCGGCTGCTCGCGCACGCCTCCGAGGTGGTGGACGGGCTGCTGCTGACGGCCGTCTACGACACCGACGACGACGGCCTGCCGACCGATCCGCAGGTGGTGGCGGCGCTCCGGGACGCGACCTGCGCGCAGGCGCTCTGGTGGCTGGAGACCGGCGACGAGTCCGGCGCGCAGGCGACCTACCAGAGCGTCTCGATCGGCTCGGTGTCGCTCACCCGGGGCTACACCAGCGGCGCGAGCGCCACCGGCCCGGCGCAGACCACCGCACCGCGGGCCGTCTCGATCCTCCAGCAGGCCGGGCTCATCATGGCCGGACCGCTGGGGTTCTGAGGGGGGCCGAATGTTCTACGTGCTGGTGTGCCTGGACTGCGGTGGCGACGACGACATGTTGCCCATGCCGTTCGAGAGTCCAGCGGCTCGTGGAAGATGGGCAGGCGAGCACACGCGGAGCACCGGTCACAACCGCTGGATCGTCCGAGACCAGCCGGGTAGTCCTGCCGAGGAACCGGAGTAGCCGTGGCCCAGCTCCCGCAGTTCCTCCTCCGCCACGTCGTCACCATCGAGCCGAAGACCGGCGACGGTCCGTTCGGCCCGGTGCTCGGGCCGGCGACCACGGTGCGCGTGTTCCTCGACCAGGGGCGTCGCATGGTGCGTCGCGCCGACGGGGTTCAGGTGGTGAGCGAGGCCAGCATCTACGCCCCCCTGGCGACCGTCTGCCCGCCCGGGAGCCGGGTCACGCTCCCCGACGGGCGCACCGCCGACGTGATCGTGGCCAAGCGCCGCGATGGCGGTGGGCTGGCGACGCCGGACCACCTTGAGGTCAGCCTCACTTGAGAGGACGGCGGTTGGCGACGCTGGCGGAGTTCTACGACGCTGAGAAGCGCCAGCCTGGTGACTACTGCAAGGTCACCAGCGACGATCCGGCCGCGACGGACCGCACCGTCTGGTACATCTGCGACCCCAACGGCTGGGTCGGTCGGCTCGTCAATCACACCGTCACCGAGCATGAGGACGGCACCATCACCGTTTCCCCTTCCATCCTCGACCCCAGGCCGGGCGGCTGGCACGGCTGGCTGGAGCGCGGCGAATGGCGGTCGGTCTGATGGCCGGCTCCCGCATGGAGTGGTACGGCGACGAGGTCGAGGCACGCACCTACGAGGCGGCGGCCGACGGGCTCGGCGAGGCGATGGAACACCTGCTCGGGGTCTCGCAGCAGCTCGTTCCGCTCGAGGAGGGCACCTTGTTGCGCACGGGGAAGGCCGACGCCGACCGGGGCGACCTCGTGGGCGCGGTGTCGTTCGATGGGCCGTACGCGGTCGTGCAGCACGAGGCGCTGGACTACCGCCACGACCCTGGCCGCCAAGCCAAGTACCTCGAATCGCCAGCCCATGCGGAGGCGCCGACCATGGCGGCGCTGATCGCCGCGCGCATCCGTGAGGCCATGGCCTGATGACGACCATCGCGGTGGGACTTCGACGGGTTATTCACCGACATTCCTGCGGCTGACCTTAATTTGGTGAGTCTCCAAATACGCGACAGCGGATCGCAGGATGTTGAGGTCATCGCAGAAGTTCCCGAGTCCGGCATTGCACTTCCCGCAGATCAGACCACGGCGGCACTTCCCGCACGACTTCCAGCGATCAGAACAGCAGGAATGATCGTGGTCGACGGTAAGACGTGGAGGAATCTTCCCGCAGATGAGGCACTTATGTCCCTGCGCCGCCGCTAGACGGTCTCGTTCGGGCTTGGTGAGTCCGTGCCTAACGCGCGGCTTCCTCTGCTGGTAGTCCCGTTGCCACGCTCGCTTCTCCTCGATGTGAGCGCGGTAGTACGCCGCGCCTCGGGCCTTGACGCCTTCTGGATCCTCCGCCCGCTTGCGGCGCGCATACTCGCGCGCAGCGGCCTTGACGCGCTCGGGATGTCGCTCCTTATACCTCCGGGATGCCGCGCAACCGCATAGCTTGCACCGGCCCGCCAGACCGTCCTTGCTGGACTTGCTGCGGCCAAAGTCCGCTAGCGGTTTTTCGAGCTTGCACTCACTGCATCTCTTCACGCAGTTACTCCCTCATCGCCGGAAGTTTGGCCGAACTGGTGTCGTAGTCGCCTATCGCAAATAGTATCACACGCAAGGACTTTGCGATTGATAATCGAGCGAGTTGCCTACATCGATGATCGCGCCATCCGGTTCGAGTCATGGCCGCAGGCACTCGCCGAGCTGGACAAGGCGCTGGGCACCTGATGGCCACCACTTACGACCTCGGCAGCGGCCACCGGGCCCGGTTCTACCGCACGTCCATCGCCGAGTGGCCCATCGGCGCTGTCGACCTCTATCGGGCTCCGGACGGTTCGCCGTGTGGGTGCAGCCTGCCGTTCGCCGACAGCCCGGAGGCGTGGCGTACACGGGCGGATGGGAGCGTGCTCCCGGGCTGGCAGGTCATCTCCCATGCGCCGCTCACCCTGATCCCGTCGGTCGTCTGCGCCCGCTGCGGAACGCACGGCTTCATCACCGACGGGCGCTGGAGGGCGGTCTGATGGCCTTCACCAGCGACCTGCTCGCCGGCCTTGCCGTGTTCCTGGACGACGCCGGAATCGGCGCCTGGCATCCCGACGGGGCGCCATACACAGCCGATGAGGTGGCAATCACGCTGCGGGCGCTGCCGGACAAGCCGGACCGGGCGCTGGCGCTCGCCGCGTACCCGCTGAGCGACCACCCGAGCGAGAACGACAGCAAGATCGGTGTGCAGGTCCGCACCCGTGGCGCTGGCCAGGACCCACGCGGCGCCGACGACCTCAACGACGCGGTGTTCGAGGTGCTGCACGGCCTGACGGAGACGGTGATCGGCGGGGTCTACGTGATCCAGGCGCTGCGCCAGTCCAGCGCGCCGCTCGGCCGCGACGAGTCCGGGCGATTCGAGGCCGTCTCGAACTTCCACCTGGACTGCGCCCGTCCGACGCCGCTTCGCCCCTGACCTACCAGATCAGGAGCAACCAGTAGCTGGCCAGTAGTTCCGCCGCGCCTCCGGCGCCCCTCTCTCACCCCGACCGGCCCGCTTCCGCGCGCCCGGCCACCTGTCCGCACAACCAGCAAGGAGGCCATGTGGCCAACGTCACCGCCCTCGCGCGGAAGTTCAAGGTCGAGGTCAGCACGGTCTACCCGGCCGTGCCCACCTCGGGCGACTGGTCGCAGGTGATCGGCATCAGCGACCTGACGCCGAAGGTCGACCCGACCATGCAGGACGCCGACGACTACGACTCCGACGGCTGGGGCCGCAGTGAGAAGACCTTCCAGAAGTGGTCGCTGGAACTGACCTTCTTCCGCAAGAAGGACGGCGTGAGCGGCGACTACAACGCCGCGCAGGAGATCATCCGGGCGGCCGAGGACCAGTTCGGCGACGGCTCGCGCGTGGAGGTCCGCTGGTACGACCGCGACGGCGGGCCGGAGGCGTTCCAGGGCGTGGCGAACGTGCAATGGGAACGCGCCAACTCCGGGGTCACCGACTTGGACGCCGCCAAGGTCACCCTGACCGGCGACGGCCCGCGCACCACGATCAGCAACCCCGCAGCCTGACGGTGAGCGTCGACTTCCCGCGCGCCTGGGAGATCGCCAGGGCCACCCCGATGGAACAGCACGACCCGAAGTGCAGCTACCGGCAGCTCGGCGGCGGTGGCCTGCTCTGCGACTGCGCCGTCCTCACCCAGCACCCCGAGTACCTCGATGACGTACTCCAGACAGCCGGCGGGGTGCCCTACCAACGGAAGGCGGCCACCTGATGGCGGGACACGGGCACGTCGTCCCGAACCCGGACGGCTCGAAGGCCCGCTGCGGTGGTCCGGCCATCTGCTCCGAGTGTGCCCGCGAGGCCGGGGCGCGGGCGAACGCGTCCAGCGTCGACATCGAGATGCTGTCCGCCGCCCTTCATAGCGTCTACCAGGCCGAGGCCCACCGTCGTGGCGACGTGCGACACGCCGACCGCTACGAGGATCTGCCCGAGGCCACCAAGGAGTGGGACCGCGTGCTGGCCCGCTGGATCGTCCGGCACTGGACGCCGGCCTTCGATCCCGCCAAGGGGGTGCCACCGGCCTGATGGGCGAGTTCAAGGATCTCGCGGACTACCTCGACCCTGACCTGCGGCTGCCGTGGAAGGGCAAGGAGTACCGGATCGCCGCGCCATCGGCAGAGGTGGGGCTCCGCTGCCAGCAGTACGCCACCATCGCCAAGGCGCTGGCATTCCGCGTACTCGAAGCCAAGGAGGCGGGCGAGGGCGGCGACGCAGCCGAGGCGCTGGAGCTGTCCGACCGCGAGCGGCAGGTGCTGTCGGACACCGACGAGGTCGTCATGTACCGGGAGCTGCTCGGGGCGACCTACGACGAGCTGGCCGCCGACGGGGCGTCCTGGCCGGTCATCAAGCACATGGCGATGACCGCGATGACCTACTTCACCGTCGGCGAGGAGGCCGCTGTCGCCGCGTGGGAAGGCCCGGGAAAAGCGGAGCCGCCGAACCGGGCGGCACGGCGGGCGGCAGCGAAATCGACCGGTACGGCCGCGGCGAACGAGACGAAGCGACGGGCCTCTACGAGTGGTACGAGGTCCCGGACAGCAAACGGCCAACCACCAGCGGCGAAACCGTCACGTGGCGGGACCTCTTCTCGCGCTGGTCGCACGTAGAGGCCGACCTGCACGCCGTCTACGGCGTCGACATGGAGGACGCGGCGCTACTCCGCGCCCGCACCTGGCGGTGGCTGCGCGTGCGGATCGTCGGGCTGCTGCACGCCGACACGCGCATCCTCCGCGCGCTCACCCCCGCAAGCCAGCGCTGACCCGAGAGGACGGTGAGTCGCGTTGTCCTTGACGGTCGGCGAACTCGCTGTCTATCTCACGCTGGACCGGGACGCCTACCGGCGTGGGCTGGCGCAGTCCAAGCAGGATCTCAAGGGGTTCCAGCGGGACGCGGAGCGCTCAGCCGCCGAGCTGCGGCGCCGCTACGAGGCGGAGGGTGCCGCCGCCGGCAAGGGATTCGCGGCCAAGCTCAACCAGGGCCTCAAGGGTGCCGGCAAGACCGTCAAGGTGCCGGTGGAGCCGGACACGGCCGGGTTCAAGGAGAAGACCGAGGCAGCCACCCGCACCCGGCCCGCCAAGGTGCTGGTGGAGCCGGACCTCACCCGGTTCGGGCCGGAGACCCGCGCCTACCTGGAGCGCCTCTCGCTGGAGGAGCGGGTCAAGGTCGTCTCGGCGCTCGACAACGCCTCGCTGCGCCGGGTGGTCGACGAGGCCAAGGCCAAGGTCAAGGCCGACGAGCCGAAGGCCAAGGTCCACTTCGAGTACGACCGCGACGCGCTTTCCAAGGCCCGGAGCGACATCGGCGGGTTCTCCGGCTTCTTGTCCCGCGCGTTCTCGCTGATCAAGATCCCCGCCATCGCGGCCGGCGTGAACGCGGGCACGGTCGCGCTCGGGGCCGCCGCCGCCGGCGCGATCAGCCTCACCTCGGCGCTGCTCCCACTGACCGGCGTGCTGGCCGCCCTGCCGGGGCTGATGGCCCCGCTCGGGCAGGGGCTCGGCGTGGTGAAGCTGGCCACCTTCGGCGTGGGCGACGCCTTCAAGGCACTGACGACCTCCCAGCAGCAGGCGGGCTCCTCGGCGTCCAGTGGCGCCAGCGCGCAGCGGGCGGCGGCCAAGGCGATCGAGTCCGCCCAGCGGGGCGTCCGCGACGCCAGCGAGGGCGTGGCCGATGCGTCCCGGAACCTCAAGCAGGCCACCCAGGGCGTCACCGATGCGCAGAAGGACGCCAAGGCCGCGCAGGTGGAGCTGAACGACGCGCGCAAGGAGGCCCGCGAGCGGCTCCAGGATCTCCGTCTGGCGGAGGCCGGGCTGCACCTGGACGAACGTGGCGCCGCGCTGGACCTCAAGGAGGCGCTCGCCGACCTCGCCAAGACGCAGGCTGACCCGACCGCCACCGAGCTCGAGAAGCAGCGGGCCAAGCTGCGGGTCGACCAGGCCAAGCAGACGGAGAAGGAGGTCGCCGCCCGGCTCCGCGACAACGCGGAGGAGACCGCCAAGGGTGTCGAGGGCTCCGACCTGGTCGTCTCCGCCAAGCAGCGGCTGGTGCAGGCCCAAAAGCAGGTCACCGACGCGCAGCGGCAGGCCGCCGACGCCGCCCGCGGGGTCGCCAAGGCCAACGAGCGGCTCGCGGACGCGCAGAAGGATCTCGCGGAGGCGCACCTGCGGACCGCCGAGGCCGCCGACAAGGCCACCTCCGCGCAGAGCAGGCTCGCCTATGCGATGGCGCAGCTCTCCCCGGCGGGCCGCCGCTTCGTCCGCTTCCTGGCCAACGACCTGAAGCCGCGATTCCTGGAGCTGTCCCACATCGCGCAGACGGGCCTGTTCCCAGGGCTCCAGCACGGCATCTCGATGCTGGTGAGCACCTACCTGCCGCTGGCACGCCGCGGCGTCGGGCAGACCGCCAGCGCCCTGGGCGATCTGGCCGAGCGGGGTGCCCGCATGGTCACCTCCGGGCCGTGGCGCCGCGACTTCGCGGCGATGGTGGCCAACAACACCCGCCTGCTGACCGTCTACGGCGGCGCTGGCCTGCACGTCGCCGACGCGCTCCGCAACGTGATCATGGCGGCCGAGCCGCTCGTCAACTGGATCGCGCGGCTGGCGGCCGGCTGGGCCAAGACGATCGACAAGGAGTCGGTGGCGGCGCGGCAGAGCGGCCAGCTCGCCGACTTCTTCGACCGGACTCGGCAGGTGCTTGGTCTGTTGCTTGGCACGCTCGGCCACTTCGCCCACGCGCTCATCCCGGTCTTCGCGGGCGGCACCACGATGGGCATGGACTTCCTGAAGATCATCGAGCGGGGCGCCACCGACTTCGACCACTGGACGCACAGCGCGCAGGGTGCCGCCTCGATCGGCAAGCTGTTCTCCGAGGCACGGCCCGTGCTGGCCGCCATCGGCCGGCTGATCCTGGCCGTCGGCAAAAACCTGCGCGGCATGACCGGCGGGCTGACCGGCGGCGGGCTCGCCAAGCTGCTCGACCAGATCAGCACGAGCGCCGTGCCCGCGCTGATGTCGCTGGCCAAGACCGCCAGCGGCCAGTTCATCACCAACCTCGTGTCGCTGGCGACCGGCATCTCGCGGATCCTCGGCTCGGTCGCTGGCGGCTCGGGCACGCTCACCAGCTTCGTCGGGGTCCTGGGGGTCCTCGCCAACGTGACCGCCACGCTGCTGGACCACGTCCCCGGCCTGGACCACCTGGTGGTGGCGATCACCACACTCGCCGCGATCGGCAAGGCGACCGGCCTGACCTCCCTGATCGCCGCGTTCCCACAGATGCGCGTCAACGCGGCGCTGCTGGAGTCGCAGGGCAAGAAGACCAACCTTCAGCTCGCCTGGATGATCGCCCTCAAGGTCCGCGACGGCGCCGTCACCGCCGCCAACTGGGCCAGGGAGGCGGCGGTCTACCTCGCCCGCAAGGTCGCGCTGGCCGCGCAGGTCGTGGGGATGCTGGCGGTCCGGGGCGCCACGCTGGCGTGGACCGCCGCGCAGTGGCTGCTGAACGCGGCGATGCTTGCCAACCCGATCGGGCTGTGGATCGCGGGCATCGCCGCCGCGATCGCCGTGATTGTCCTGATCGCGACCAAGACGACCTGGTTCCAGACGATCTGGCGGGTGGCTTGGGGTGCCATCAAGGGCGCCGCCAAGGCGACCTGGGACTGGATCAAGGGCAACTGGCCGCTGCTGCTGGCCATCCTCACCGGCCCGATCGGGCTGGCCGTGGTCGCCATCGTGCGCAACTGGGACAGGATCAAGGGTGCTGGCAAGGCGGCCTTCGATGCGGTCGGCGCGGCGGGCCGGTTCATGTGGGACGGGGTGCTCAGGCCGATCTTCGCGGCACTGGTCAACGGGTTCCTAACCGTGGCCGGTGCGATTGTGCGCGGCGCGGCAACCGCGTTCGGCTGGGTGCCGGGGCTGGGAGGCAGGCTCAAGGACGCGGCCAAGACCTTTGACACCTTCCGCGACGATGTCAACCGCAAACTGGGCGGTATCAAGGACAAGTCGGTTGACGTGACCGCCAAGACCAAGGTCGACCCCAACGTCCTGAAGGTCTTCACCGCCGCTGGCGGCCGGGTCAGGATGATGGCCACCGGCGGCCTGCTCCCCGGCTTCGGTGGCGGTGACCGTATCCCGGTGCTCGCCGAGCCTGGCGAGGCGGTCGTCGACAAGCACCGCACCCGCGCCTACGCGCCGCTGCTGGCCGCGATGGGGGTCCCCGGGTTCGCGGGCGGTGGCCTCATCACCCGGGACCGCGGCCGGTTCGGTCGCGATGTGGTGCCCGGCTACGCGGGCATGCGCAACCGCGCGTCCGGCCTCATGGTCGGCAGCGCCAAGCACGCCTTGGACCTGCTCGCACCGTTCCTGGGTGGCGTCGGTGGTGGCTTCAGTGGTGGCGCCGCCTCCGGCAACGTGATCGCGCTCGCCATGGCCCAGGCACGGCGGATGGGCTCCAGCCACAAGGTGGCACTGGCGCTGATCGAAGCCGGCATCGTCGAGTCGGGGCTCCGCAACCTGAACTACGGCGACCGGGACTCGCTGGGGTTCCTCCAGCAGCGCCCCTCGCAAGGGTGGGCGCACCCGATGGACATCTCCTATGCCGCCTACGACTTCCTGCGCCGCGCGATCCCGATCCAGGGCCACTACTCAACCGCCGGGCAGCTTGCCCAGGCGGTGCAGCGCTCGGCGTTCCCGGCACGCTACGACCAGCACCAGAGCCAGGCCGAGGGGATCATCCGCCGCTACGGGTTCGACCAGGGCGGCGTGCTCCGGCCCGGCTGGAACGTCGTCTACAACAACCTCGGCTACGACGAGCGGCTGGTCCGGGCGCGCACCGACGCGCAGTGGCACGCCGCGACCCGGGGTGGCGACGGCGCCAGTGCGGCCGGTGGCATCCATGTCGAGAACTTGAACGTGCGCGCCTACTCGGACAAGTTCTCCCTCAAGCAGGTCGCCGAGGACTTGGCGTATGCGGGGGTCCACTGATGGCCACCCCGACGATCAACGGGCAGGCCAGCGTCAACGGGCTGCTCATGGGCAAGGAGACGCCCTACCAGCTCCTCGGGTTCAACCCGTGGACGCGGACCAACCGCTCCGACCAGGCTGACCACGCTTTCCAGGACGGCGCCTGGTCGGGGCGGGAGTTCGCCGACGCGGCCACGATCCCCATGCGCATCCGCGTGAAGGGCGACGACGCGGCGTCGTGGCTGGCGCTGCACCAGGCGCTGGCCGCGGCGTTCGCCCCGGCCGGTGAGGACGTGGAGATGCGCTTCATGGTCGGCGGGACCGAGTACCTGATGTTCGGGCGGCCCCGGCAGGTCGACCCGGACATCTCCATCCTCGGGGTCGGCAAGATCGTCACCGCGGCGGCGTTCGTGGCGCTCGACCCGTCGATCTACTCCGCCGCCACCCAGCAGGTGCAGCTCACCCTGCCGAGCGACTCCGGCGGGCTCACCTTCCCCGCGACGTTCCCCGCCACGATCACCGCGACCGTCACCGCCGGCCGGGCCGAGATCACCAACGCCGGCACGCGGGAGACCGGGCTGGTCCTGCGGATCGACGGCCCCGTCCAAGAGCCCCGGGTGAGCCTGCTCACCGACGACGGGGCGCTGACGCTCCGGTTCTTCCTGGACCTGACCGCCGGCCAGTGGCTGGACGTGGACACCCGCGCCCGGACTTGCTACCTGAATGGCACCTCCAGCCGCCGCGGGCTGGTCAGCGGGGACTGGCCGCTGCTGCCGCCCGGCACCTCCGAGCTGGCCTTCAACGCCGGCCTCTTCGACTCCTCCGCCCTCCTGACCGCGACTTGGCGTTCGGCGTGGGCTTGATCGTGGAAGGACGCTGAATGGTCGCGACCGCCTCAGACCCGCTGGCTGTGAACGCCAGCGCTGGCGCCCCCGCGTACTCCGCTGCGGAGATGCGGCGGCTGCTGGCGCTGGCGACCGCCTACAACGGCCGGAACCTCGGCGGCAAGCCAGGCGTGCGCCCGGGCGGCAACCAGCTCAACGTCACCCTGGCCGGCTCCACCATCACCGTGGCGACCGGCCTGGCGCTGGTCGAGGACTCCGGGTTCACCAGCACCCGCGGGCCGTACTGGGTCGCGGTCGACACCGCCGCCACCCTCACGCTGAACGCCGCCGACGCGACCAACCCCCGCAAGGACATCGTCTACCTGCGGGTCTACGACACCGACGAGGACTCCTCCGGGCTCCGCCAGGCCATCCCCGAGTACCTGGCCGGCACGGCGGCGCCATCGCCATCAGAGCCGGCGCTGCCGGCCGGGTCGATCAAGCTGGCCACAATCGACGTGCCCCAGTCCGGCGGCGGCAGCGCGGCCGTCACGATGAACTTCGGGTTCACGGTGGCCAACGGCGGCATCCTGCCGGTGCGCACCACCACCGACCGGGACGCCCTCAGTGTCTCCGAGGGCCAGGTCGTCTACGTGCTGGCCGGGTCGGGCGGCGACGCGCTGTACGTGTACGACGGCTCGGCGTGGGACTACATCCGCGGGTTCATCATCTGCACCAGCTCGACCCGGCCGGCGCACCGCGAGGGCCGGGTGATCTATGAGACCGACACCGACAAGGTCTGGGTCTCCGACGGGTCCAACTGGCGGCTCCCGAAGAACGTCGCCGGCGGCAACCTCGGCTACAGCGAGATCACCGCCTCTTCCACGGGCACGACCGCCGGGCCGATCGACACCGGCCCGAGCGTCACCGTCACGCTGGTCTCGGGGCGGCGCTACAAGGTCACGGGGTTCTTCAACGGCATCCGCTCCAGCGTCTCGGGCGACATCGCGCAGGTGTCGCTCACCGACGGGTCCAACAACCGCTTGGCCGCGTCAGGCCGGCTCAACATCTTCCAGGCCAACAACGGGCTGGATGGCCGCATGCTCGGCGCCTCGTTCGTGGCCGCATCGTCGGGCAGCGCCACCTACAAGATGCGCCACGAGCGGGTCACCGGCACCGGCACCGTGCTGGTCACCGCCCTGACCGACAGCCCGACCTGGGTCATGGTCGAGGACGCCGGGGTCGCTGTCTGATGGCGCTGGACATCGCCTGGTTAGGCTGTGATTTGGTCACGGGCCAGATCGTGGAGGAACTGCCCGGCCTGACTCCGGGCGGCACCTTGCAGAGCGTGCTCGGCACCTACACCTCTGCCAGCTTCACGCTGCCGCTGCCGGACGCGCCGAGGGACTGGGAGGCGGCCACTCAGCCAGGCCGCTGCATGCTGGTCGCCGTGCTCGGCGGCACCCCCGTGTGGGCGGGGATCGTGCTCACCCGCAGCGGCGGGACCAAGCCGACGCTGGACCTTGCCTGCGTCAGCCTGGAGGGCTACCTGGACCGCCGCTACGTCGGCGACCACACGTGGACCGGTCAGGACGAGGTCTCGGTGATCCTGGCCGGCCTGATCGGCGACGCGCAGACCGAGGGGATCGGCTTCACGCTGGACTGCCCCGCCACCGGCACCCACCGGGACCGCACCTACAAGGACACCGACGACAAGAGTGTCTACTCCGCCGCCCGGGAGCTGATGGGCGTCGAGGACGGCCCCGAGTGGACCGTGGTGCTCGACTGGACCGACTCGACGCAGACCGCCGTCACCAAGCTCCTCCGGGCCCGCAAGCACCTGGGGTTCGTCGCCCCGTTCGACCTGCCCGCCGCCCGCTTCGACTCCCTCGGCGCCTCGTCGGCGTCCTACACCTTCGGGGAGGACTACTCGAGCGGCCGGGGTGCCAACCACGTGGTGGCGGTCTCCTCCGGCGAGGGCGACGTGCGCCCCCAGAGCGCCCCCGCGCGCGACGAAGACCTGTTCGCCGCCGGCTGGCCACGCTGGGAGTACCGCTTCACCCCGAGCACCAGCATCACCGACCAGGCCACCCTGGACGGCCACGCCGCCGCGGCGGTGGCGATCATGGGCCGCGGCGCACAGATGCTCCAGCTCACCGCCCGCGCCGACGCCTACCCGATGCTCGGCCCCGACTGGCGGGCCGGCGACGACATCGGCTTCGACCTGCGCGGTCACCGCCACCCCGACGGGCTGTCCGGGATCGGGCGCTGCATCGGCTGGGAGCTCGACCCCAAGGCCGGCCTGATCACGCCGACCCTCTACACGCCGGAGGTTAGTGCCGAATGAACGTGGTCGACCTCCGGCCACCAGGGTCGGACTGGATCACCCGCGAGCTGGTCAACCTGCGCCGCGAGGTCAACGAACTGCGCGCCGCCCGCAGCCTGTCCTCCAGCGCCACCCAGGGCGGCGCGTTCATCTTCCAGGACGCACTGGGCGACCCACGCTGGACGCTCGGCAACGTCAACCTCGATGGCACCATCAACGGCGTCACCGGCGCCTACGGCATCTTCGCGTTCGGCGACGACGGCCAGATCGTGCTGGCCGCCCGGGAGGGCGACCGCGGGCTGGTCTACCCGGCGACGCCGTTCCCCTTCCACGACGCCACCTCCAAGACGGTCACCTCCGGCACGTTCACCGGGCTGTGGGAGGCGTTCGTCACCTTCCCCGCCCACGAGGTGCTGTCC